ATCCATGCAGAGCTTCCAAGCCGCTGCCTGATTCTTATGGTCATCATCCAAGGCTGCGTTAAGTATCGCGTCCAACACCTTCCTACTCTTAGGGGATGCTAGCATTCTAGCCTTGTATTCGTTGATTACCGCTGCATCTCCCTTGGGTCGCCCTACTGCGTTACGTTTACCCTTGGTTTTTGACGCTACTGTGTTCTTTTTAGGACGCCCAACCCGCTTCGCGGACTGACCAACCTTTGAATCCTTACTACTCAAGGTCTACTCCTTTGGTTATCTTAAGTATACTTAAGTATTCTTTAGTATTATACTTTAATTATTATTTAAAGAATAACCTTAAAGGTGTTCTTAAGTATACTTAAGGCGCTTGGTTGCCTTTGTCTCTCTATTATACTAGATATTATAGCATACTTTTAACTGAAAGTCAAGCTTTATTTACTATATATCCTTAAGTTTCCTTTAGACCGCGAGTCTAGCCAAAAGTTCCCCACACATGTCATAACTTTTAGCTATTACTGTGTCCTTTCTTATAGCTCAGGGCTACTTAAGGGCCAACTTGTGTTTCCTTATGTATCTCAAGGACTTACAAGTATTCACAAGACTTATACATGTATCCTAATTTCACCCTTTTTTGTATACCAGAGGGTACTACACAGGTTGTCCACAAGTTATCCCCCTCCCCGTCCCTATTTATCCACAGGAATCCTTGAGTTATCCACAAGTTATCCACAGGCTAGCAATGTTCCACATGGAACCATAAGGAGCCACAAGGTAAAGTGTGAGTATGCCAGAGGATACCTATAGACCACACTAGATCACACAAGCAAAACACACGTATAAAGGTAGCAGTATCCATTAGCGACATGACTTATCTATTTGCGACAAGTTATAACAAGTTACAAAAAAAGTATTGCAATGACTGTGCAGTATGTTATTGTGTCACCTCAATCAATTAATACAGGTATATAGATATGACTGCTTACAACAACGGTAAATTTGGACTTAGCTTAATAAATGCAGATTTAAACCCTGATCGCCCTAGAAGTCATTGGATTAGTCAGCGTGTACAGCAACTAAAAAGCGAGCTAAAAGAGCAAGAAGAGATTTTGCAAGTTAGCAACACAAAAGAAAGTTTAGAATTACTTGCTAATTATCATAAAGAAATACAAGGCTACACTGACTACCTGCTAAATAATTGATTACGATTAGTTGTTTTATCGTACCTATTGGTGTACAGTAGGTACTATTAAATCAACTAAACACAACAGAGGTAATACAATATGGATACATTGACAATTAAACAAGCAAAAGAGTTAGGTAAAGAGCTAGTACTAGGCACTGCCGTTAAATCTAAAGTGACCACAGCCGTACATGCCTTATACATTGAATACGCTAGAGGTCTAATGACGGACAAGCCATTGGTAGCACTATGGGAGCAATGCGCTACAGACAAGCCAACACTGGCAGTCATACGCTCCATATTCAACAGAGTGACCAAAGCAGTACACAAGGAGCTAGGTATCGACAAGCCCGCTATGTGCGTCAAGGATAGCAAACTGGTAGAGGTACAGAAACGTGGTGGTAATGGTGGTGGTGCTGAAGGTGGAGAAGGTACTGGCGAAGGTACTGCATCTGAAGGCGCAAACGTAATGTCACCAACGGGTAAAGCACTGCCACCAATTGAAGCACTAGCGGAAGCCATCTTCCAAGTGTCGGCCTTTGCAGAGGAGTGCGTCAAGGTAGAGAAAAATAGCGAGCTAGCCAATGCCATGATCAATGCAGACATTGCGCTATGCGAGATCAAGAGTAAATTACTGGAAGCATTAGAGCCACTTGATCAAGCGGCATGATAGCTATATACTAGATGCCGTGCATCCACTGGCGGCATTTGTGGATAGAGTTATAACAAGTTACAATTATTGGAGTATATAAAATGAATGCACAACCAAAGTTTAGCAAACCGTCAAAGATGCCGTGCCGTAGTTGGTCGCTTGAAGCACTGACTACGTGTCCGGCTAGTAAAGATAGCAATGGTGATCTAGTACCCGCATGCAAGGGTTGCTATGCTACTAGCGGAAACTACAGATTCCCTAACGTAAAAGCACCGCGATTGCATAACCAAGATGATTGGCGTAATGACGATTGGGTAGATGTAATGGTGGCAGAACTAGACAATGACCGCTATTTCCGGTGGTTTGACTCCGGTGACATGTATGACATTCGACTAGCTACCAAGATGTTGGAGGTAATGCGTAGGACTCCTTGGACTAGACACTGGCTACCGACTAGAATGCACAAGTTCGACAAGTTTAAGCCAGTAATTGCACTGATGGAACTATTGCCGAATGTTGTTGTCAGACTGTCAAGCGATGGCGTACTGGGTGAAACTGTGGACAATGCCGCGAATAGCTCAACCATTGTACCAGACAGACGCTACTTAACGGAGAATATGGAGCTATGCGGAGCGAGTACGCGAGAAGGCAAGTGCGGTACATGTCGCGTATGTTGGGATAAATCTGTGTCAATAGTAGCATACCCTGCACATGGTAAGAGTATGTTAAAACAAATCAGCAACTTAATAGAAACTGTAGAGGTATAAAACAATGACAGCATTTTGGACTGTAAAGCGTGAGACTGAACGGCCATCATTAGAAGACATGCAAGAATTCGTTGATGGTAGGATTGAGCTGATACTGCTATCTAATGGCGATCACTTGGTAATCAATGAGGAAGGTTTGCTTGATGGGCTACCTATCAACCAAAAGGCCACTAATATATGGTGGAATGATTTGGGATTGGATAGGTCAGGCATTGATATACAACGTGTGCCGCCATTGGTGGGTGATATAATACTAGTGGAAGGAGGGCTTGACTAATGAATAGCGCAATGATTCGCAAACAAAAGCGAGAGTATAGAAAAAAGTTCTTGACAGAGGTCTTTGGATGGTGTAGTATCGCATCATTGACTTACTTAATATGGCTTGGGTTTTTCTTTATGTTATCAAATCCCTTGTCTACTTTGTTTAATTAATTGTAACAAGTTATAACTAGGAGTATATATTATGGGTAGAATTTGGAACGGTAGTTGTGAGGATTGGTTGCACGGTGACGAGCCATACGGTCTTGATTTACCAGATGCAGACGATTACGCGCCAATGGAGCAATGGGAGATTGACGAGGCTCTTGCGGATTTAATGGCAGACGCAGATAGAATAGGGAGATTAGATGACTAAACGTATCAAGCTAAAAGGAGGCGACGAGTACGATGCATTCTCTCGCGCCTCTCGTACCCTGCTACACTGGCGTAGCGGTGAAGTAAAGAAGATCAAACGCAAGCACAACAAACGAGTGCGGCAGGAAAACAAAAGCGCAATGCGCGAGGATAATAGTTATGACTGATAAAGAATTTTTTGATTGGCTAGAGACATGTCCGTCTAAGGATTGGCATGTCATGGACGCAGACCCCTGTAGTGTGGAGATTAGATTCCCTATCAAGATGATAAATGAGATGGACAAGAGCAAGCTACGTGTGCTAAACTCATGCAGTACGGAGCTATGGATTACTGACGAGGAGCTTAAGGAGGCGAACGAAAAAGCACTGGTTGTCTTTGATGAATTTTATGTCAACACTGGCCATGGCGAGGAGACTTGGACAGAGATACAGGTAGGCGATAAATTCTTTGACATCAATTGTTGGGATGAAGGTATAGGCTACGGCTACCCGTCAAGAGAGGGGGCTGTACACTGCTCTGTCTACAAACTGTTAGAGAAAGACGGTGGCTACCGTTACTGTGAGGGCGATAAATACTTGCGTCTGTTTACTGTGGATAAAACTTTAGGAGAAGAATAGTATGATGATATTAGGTAGAATGTTAAGCATAGAGCTGATCAATGGTTGCGGGTTGTACCTTGAGATAGCAGACAGTCGTGCCGTCTGGGTCTACAACAAAGACACAGGCAACACTGAAGCCATGCCCTTTGAAGGAGTACTGCTACACTTGCCCTTCATCTTGGTCAGCTATGGCCGTGTGTACGAGGAGGTAGACGTATGAGTAAAATCAAAGAGGAACTATTAGGCTATGACCATGAGCCTAGTGATTGGATAGAACCACAAGCGCATGTAATGGTGGACGAGTTGATTGAGTATCAGGTATACTGCATGACATTATCTGAGTTGACACAGCGAGTAGCCAAGCAGATGCGTGACGAGTACTATAGTAATTCATACACCGACATGGTGCAAAAACACAGCGAGGTATTCCCCAATGAGTAGATGTAAAGCGTGTGACGTTATCCTAAATGAGTATGAACTTAAACGAATTGACCACCATACAGGTATGCATCTTGATCTGTGCAATGTGTGCGCCTCTTACTCTGACGATGCTATGGC